TGGGAATGCATAAGAGTATGTGTAGCAAATGCACCTATACCTTATGACATTACAAAGAAAAAGATTCCTGCTGAGATCTTGGCAAAGATAGGACAACCAAAGAAAGAGGAACACGAAGGAGAAATCCTAGTAGAATGTAACTTGGAGCAATATGAAAATACCTAACTGGCAACACCATTCTAAGAAAGATAAGAAGCGACACTTGAAACCGCAAGCATTGCGTCAAGCAAGAAAGCGACGCAACCAGTTAAAAAAGTGTCTACTCAACCGTCCCAAGGGGCGGTTTTCGTGTAATAATGTGTATATACAAACGAGTTAGACATGACAACAAACATCGAAATCAAAGGTTCACTAGCAAGATTACTTGCAACAGAGAACTTAGTTGTAGAACATAAGCAAGTACCAACAGCATCATTCGATGTAGATAAGAGAGTATTGACACTTCCAATGTGGACCAAAGCAAGTGACATTGTATACAACATGCTTGTAGGTCACGAAGTAGGTCATGCACTATACACACCTAACGACAAAGATGTATTTGAGAATGCACCATGTCCACTTGGTTACATCAACGTTACAGAAGATGCTCGTATTGAGAAGTTGATGAAGCGTAAGTATCCAGGAATCTCAAAAGACTTTCATGGTGGATACTCAGAATTACATGAAGATGATTTCTTCTCAGTAGAGGACACAGATCTCAATCAGTTGACATTAATAGACAGAGTAAACCTACACTTCAAGATAGGTGCATATGCAATGATGCCTTTTTCTCCTGCTGAGACACCTCTCAGAGACGCTGTGGGACGTGCAGAGACATTCCAGGAAGCAATAGATGCTGCTAAGGCAATTTATGACTACATGAAAGCACAGCAAGCAGAAGAAGAAAAGCAAGCAGAAGAGCAACAGCAACAGGTAAAAGCACAGGTTCCTACACAAGGTGGTGGTCAAGGAGAAACAAGTACAGGAGACAGAGAGTACCCTGACTTTCCCCAAGGAGAAGATCTATCAGAAGGTAAGAGTGAGACTCAGGAAGTTGAACAACCTAAGAACTCTTTCCAACATGACGTTGACACACCAGACAACCAGATGCAACCTTCTAATAAGCATGGAGAGAACACTAACCAAGGTTATGGTCGTCCTAGCATTGAGGTTGTAACAACACAAGAATCATTCGACCAAGCAGCAGAAGGTCTAGCAGACAGAGCAGCAAACGAAGTCAAGTATGCAACATTCCCAAAGAAAGTTAATCATGATGAAATCATTGTTCCTGCATCTTTGATCTGGAAAGTAGCAGAGAGAGATTGGGAACAGTTCGAGAGTGCTCCTGCAAAGGAGAGAGGAGAAGTAGACCCATTCATAGAAGTTGACAGAAAGTTTGTTGAGTTCTGTAAGCAAACATCTAAGGACGTCAACTACATGGTCAAAGAGTTTGAGTGTAAGAAAGCAGCATCAGCATATGCTCGTGCATCAGTTGCTAAGACAGGTGTTCTTGATACTGCTAAGTTACACACATACAAATTCAATGATGATGTATTCAAGAAGGTAACTCGTACACCTGACGGTAAAAACCACGGTCTTGTATTCCTAGTAGACTGGTCAGGTTCTATGGCAGGAGAGATCTACGAGACAATCTTACAGATCATCAACCTATGTCAGTTCTGTAAGAAAGTAGGTATCCCATTTGATGTATATTCATTCGTTGTTGACGGTGGTCTATGTCTCTTACAGGAAGGATCAGATCACTTAAACCCATACTATGATGGTGGTGGAGAGTCCGTTATCTCATCACGCAACGAAGATGAGTTCTTCCTTGACAGAAGATTCAGATACGGTAACTTACTTACATCTGATGTTAATCAAAAGACATTCAATCATCACTGTAAGTTACTTTACAGAGTTGCAAACTATTACAGAACAAGATGTCACTGGAATAGAATAGAACCAAAACCACCACACTTCATGGGTCTTGGTGGTACACCACTCAACGAAGCATTAGTTGTTATGCAGTCCTACCTAGGCAAGTGGAAGTCACAGCACAATGTAGAGAAGTGCCACTTGATCGTACTTACAGATGGAGAGTCACAGTGCTTACCTACAACTAGACAAGGTAAATCATACGGTGTAGATACAGGAATGTATCCTGACTACGGTCACTACAATACTGTTATCAGACACAAAGGTCGTCACTTCAAGACTGTACACAATGCTAACTCTGATATGACTACCAGATTACTAGAAATAATCAGAGAGACAAATCCAGGGTCAAACGTTCTTGGTATCAGAATATGCCCAAGCAGAGGATTTGCTCACTATCTTCGCTACCTAGGTATCTGGGACCAGAAGAAGATTGAAAAAGTCCAGAAGCAATTCAAGAAGAAAAGATGTGCAGTTATCAACAGCACAGGTTACAGCGAGTTGTATGTAATCGCATCTAATTCTTACTCAGAGGACACTGAAATGAAGGTTGAAGAGGGTGCAACTAAGACTGATATCAAACGTGCATTCGCTAAGTCTTTGAAGTCCAAGTCAGTCAATCGTAACTTGCTATCTTCCTTCGTGTGCCAGATAGCATAGTGTCCATTATGTGTTTACAACACACATAGAATCATATACAATTAACTCATACAAACAAATACAGAAAATCATGCCATTCGCCCCAATACCAGTTTCCACACAAGACCTAGTTGACTACCTTTCAGAAAAGTTCGGTCTTGATGTAACCACACCAGACCTTCTTGTTGCTGCTGACAAATTCAACATGAGTTATGCAACTGTCAAGAAGAGACTAAAACAGTACAAGACAGGTATTGGTAAGTGGAATCTAACTATCGCAGAGAAGTTAGAAAAGAATTTCCAGAACAAGACTGCTAACAAGACAACTCTTGTTGACTCTTTTGACCCTGCATACTTAGTATCAAAAGATCTTGTTCCCGATAAGGACCCTAACTATGTTCCTTTCGGTAACTTCACTGACTTGAAGAGAATCATCAAGTCCAAGGTGTTCTATCCTACATTCATCACAGGTCTATCAGGTAATGGTAAGACATTCGGTGTCGAGCAAGCATGTGCTCAACTAGGTAGAGATCTTATCAGAGTCAACATCACAGTTGAGACTGACGAAGATGACTTGATCGGTGGTTTCAGACTCGTTGATGGCAACACAGTATGGCACAACGGTCCAGTGCTCGAAGCACTACAAAGAGGTGCAGTTCTATTACTCGATGAGTTAGACCTAGCATCAAACAAAATATTATGCTTACAATCAATCTTGGAGGGCAACGGTGTATTCATTAAGAAGATCGGTAAACAGGTTTACCCCGAGAAGGGTTTCACGGTGGTGGCAACCGCTAACACCAAGGGAAAAGGTTCTGACGATGGTCGCTTTGTTGGCACTAATGTTCTAAACGAAGCATTCCTAGAAAGATTCCCACTCACATTTGAGCAAGAGTATCCTTCTATCAAGATCGAACAGAAGTTACTACATAACTACTGCTCAGAGTTGAACTGCTGTGATGACGAGTATATCGAGAACCTCGGTACATGGGCAGAGATCATCCGTAAGACCTTCAAAGAAGGTGGTGTTGATGAAGTCATCTCTACTCGTAGACTTGTACACATCATTCGTGCATTCGCTATCTTCAAGGATAGACTAAAAGCAATCAAACTTTGCTTAAACAGATTCGACGACGAGACAAAGGCAGCATTCCTAGAATTATATTCTAAGATAGATGCTAAGGTTGATCTAGGAGAGACACCACTCGAAGTTGACGCAGACTAATTTATCTGCTAAGATAGATCTATGAACAAATATCGTGAAAACGAGACCCTAAAAATTGTCCAAGAGTATGTCGACAAGACATACCAAGGACATTATGTAGGGGATGATCAAGACAAGACACAGACCTTAGACCTCTTAGAGTCCATAGGTACTGTGTCTGACTTTTGTCAATCTAACATCATAAAATATGCTGCTAGGTTTGGCAAGAAAAATGGCAAGAACAAGCAGGACTTATTGAAAGTCATGCACTATGCTATATTACTGTACCACTTCTCCAACTTTGATAATGATCACTGAATCTATGAAAATTTCTGATGAACAACTAGAAGTCTTTAATATCTTTAAACTTATTAATCCTTCTATACTTTTGAAACCTGGTCAGAGAGTATCTACAATCTCTAACAACAAAAATATTATGGGAGTGGCAGACTTTAACACTCTGAACATACCAGTAAAGGCACCGATCTATGATCTACATGTCTTCTTAAACACTATGAACATTGTATCAGGTGGAGAGAGATTGAAGAGTGATGTAGACTTCCAAGAGAACCTAGTTAATATCAGTCACGGACGTAGTAAGATGAAGTATTACTATGCTGACGAGAGAATGATTACTGCTCCTCCTGATAAACTTGCTAACCTAGGTGACCCAGTACAGAAAGTAAGTATTGAGTATGCAGATTTCCAGAAGATGTTCAATGCTGCTGCAACATATAGTCTCCCAGACATTTGTTTCGTAGCGGACAGTGGTAATCTAAGTGCAATGGTTACAGACAAACGTAACTCATCATCCAATGTATTTACAGTTGATCTAGGAGAGTCAGACAAAGAGTTCTGTTTCTGTGTTAAGACTGAGAACCTAAGAATTGTATGCCCTACACTAGGTGGTAAATCAAATATTGTATCAGGTTATAATGTTGAACTATACACTAGCAAAGTTGCTAAACTATCTGCTATAATAAAGTCAACAGCAAAGAAAGAATTAACTAATCTTGAATTGCTAGTTGCACTTGAACCTGATTCGGAGTATTGATGTTGTACGGTCTAATTTTTCTAGTTATTATATTCATAGTATTTTTAATCCTCACTTACTATAATCCACATTGATGAAAGAATTTGATTATGACCTTGATTATAAATCACTTGATTTTACAGACGAGGAAACTCGTAAACTTTATCGTATTGGAAGAGGAGAACAGGGAGTCCTTCTGGTTCGCCCTTATACTAACGATATATGTGCTCATTGGAGGTTTAAAACACCAGACATTGCAATGATGTCTGCCCATACTATCTTCGACATGTATCTTGATTACCTAGAAGAGGAAGACTTTATAGGTATGGATATGTGTCGTAAGTTTTTGGAAATGGGTTTTACTAGATCAAGACGTTATGCTAATCATCACACAGGAAAGAAATATGATGATGAAGGCAACGTAAGACCCCAAGAACCAGATCATGCTACTTGTAAATATGCTAAGTCCGCTAAGATATTTAAGAGTGTTAGAGATATGGTTGCTAAAAATGACAAATATGTTATGATGAGAAAACAATGGAGGTCTAACGAATGAACATCTTTGTTACAGATCCAGACCCTGTTAAGTCTGCACAATCTTTACCTGACAAACACATTGTCAAAATGCCCCTAGAAACCTGTCAAATGCTATCAATCGTAGCATCAGAGGAATGGGGTCATTCTTTTGGCACTCTACCTCGTGCTGACGGTCAACCATACAAGACCGAGAAGGGTGCCTTTCGTAATCATCCTTGCACACAGTGGGCACAGAAAAACTGGCGGTGGTTAATTAACCATGGTCTTGCCTTGTGTGAGGAATATACACACAGGTATGGTAAAAGACATACTTGTCATGATACAATACTTGTAGCAGACCAAATCTTTCCTAAGAAAGATCTAGGTCCTACACCATTTGCTCGTGCTATGTACGATGAGTTCAAGCATGACAAATCTATTTCTACATTTGATGCATACAAACGTTATGTTGCATCTAAACCTTGGGTATGCAATAATTATCTGAGGAAACCTGATCGTAAACCTAACTGGGTTTAATTTTATTATGAATGATTTTTTGTGGGTCGAGAGATATCGTCCCGCCAACGTGAGAGAGTGTATTCTTCCTGAGAATACGTCTCAAATGTTTGAAGGTTTTGTTGAACAAGGAGAGATACCTAATCTTCTCCTAGCAGGACCCGCAGGCATAGGCAAAACAACTATTGCTAAGGCATTATGTAATGAACTGGAAGCAGATTTCTTTGTTATCAATGGATCTGATGAAGGTAGATTCTTAGATACTGTAAGAAATCAAGCAAAGTCATTTGCTGCTAGTGTTTCTCTTACATCAAAAGCAAAGCACAAAGTTATAATTATAGATGAGGCAGATAATTGTACACCTGATGTACAAATGTTATTGCGTGGTAATATTGAGGAGTTCCAGAATGCTTGTAGATTTATATTTACATGCAACTATAAAAACAGGATCATTGATCCTATACACTCACGTTGTTCTGTTATAGATTTCAACGTCAAAGGAAAAGAGAGAGCACAAATGGCAGCATCTTTCTTTGATAGAGTGAAAACAATTCTAGATATCAATAAGATTGAGTATGAAAAGAAAGTTGTAGCACTAATTATACAGAAATACTTTCCAGATTTTAGGAGAACATTAAATGAGTTACAAAAGTATTCCAGTAAAGGCAAAATTGATGTCGGCATTCTTAGTACTGGTGTGGACCTTACAGTGTCTGATCTGGTTAAACATCTTAAAAATAGAGAATTTACAAACATGAAGAAGTGGGTTGTAAACAACCTAGATAATGAACCACAAATCATTATGAGAAAAGTTTACGACACCATGTATACTTACATGAAACCAAAGAGTATACCCGAAGCGGTTCTCATCATGGGTGAGTATCAATACAAAGCAAACTTTGTTATGGATCAGGAAATTAATCTGGTTGCATTCATGACAGAACTAATGATGAGGTGTGAGTTTCAATGAATTGTTGGCACTGTAATACTGAACTGATTTGGGGTGGTGATCACGATGGTGAGGACTACTGCAATGAAGAATATAATATAGTCACTAACCTATCGTGTCCTAAATGTGATGCGTTTGTTTTAGTTTATCATTCACCAAAGAAGTGGGACGATGACGATCAAGAAGCATGATTTATTTCCTACAACAGTCTATGAATTTAGACTAGAAGAGGAGTATATGGAAATGATGCATCAGGCACATGAGTTTGCAAAGACTCTAAGCATGCAGATGTATAATTTTCCTGCGGGTGTTAGGACAAGTCGTGGAGACATACACAAAGAAGAACCCATGAAACCTCTATGTGGGTTCTTTGAGGACTGTTTAGACTATATTAGATGTGATCTTGCACTACAAGTAGAAGCACTTAAAATCTCACTCGCATGGGCAAACTTTGCACCCGCAGGATCAGGTGTAGGACACCCTTTACACCGACATAATTACTCATATTTGTCTGGTGTATTTTATTTTACAGAGGGTAGTGATACTATCTTCCAAGACCCAGTGGACATTCGTAACCTAGACACACTAGAAATTACCAGAGACTTCTTTGATGGTCCATTTGAGAGGATAAAAGCAGAACCAGGGAAACTTATTATATTTCCTGGGTGGTTGAGACATTACAGTGACCCACATGCAGGACAAGAAGACAGGTGGTCTATGTCTTTTAACTCATTACCTCATGGTGCTGTCAATGCAGGACCACAAGGTGTACCAATGGCGAGGATACAAGTACTATGAGATTATTAAAAACTCCACTCAGATACCCAGGTGGTAAATCAAGGGCATGTGTACGTCTATATGACTGGTTTCCTGCTGATATAGATGAGTTCAGAGAACCATTTGTAGGTGGTGGTTCAGTGGCATTGTATTTCAGTCAGTTACACCCTGATGTACCAGTGTGGATCAACGATTTATACACCCCTTTATACCATTTTTGGATCAATTTAAGAGACAGAGGTGATGAGTTGAGTGACACCTGTTATGCTATCAAACAAGACCACCCTACACCTGACCTTGCCAGAGAACTATTTGACAAAAGTAAGGTAGAAATACAGACAGCAGACAGTTTTAGACAGGCAGTTCTATTCTGGGTGCTTAACAAGTGTAGTTACTCAGGACTGACAGAGAACTCCTCCTTCTCACAGTCAGCATCAAAGCAGAATTTTACCCTGAGAGGTGCAAATAACCTCAAAAAGTATCAAGAAGTCATATCTAAATGGGAGATCACCTGTCTTGATTACACTGAATGTTTACATGAAGAAGGTGAAAACATATTTCAGTTCCTAGATCCACCATATAAGATAGGATCATACCTATATGGACGTGATGCAGGGTTGCATAAGGAGTTTGATCATGCTAAGTTTGCAGAGGATTGTAAGGATGCAGAAGGTAAATGGATGATAACCTATAACATTGACGATGAGATCGAAGAAATGTTCAAGGACTACAACCAGAGATACTTCTCCATGACATATGGTATGCAACACAGACCAGACAACACTAAGAAGGCAGAACTGTTGATAACAAACTACGACGAAGAACCCAAAAACACCCTAGAAGAACTACTTTATGGATAAATTTGAATATTCTCTCACCACATATCTCAATGGCATAAACTTAAAACAAGGCAACATTCAAGATGATGAACGTGCCATGAAGAAATACCCAAAGTTTGTAATAAACAAGTGTATGTCTGACTATATTGACTGTATTATGTACAGTAATGAGATGAACAGATATTATGACTTAGACAACGATCTTCAATATAATTTTTATCTATATAGTATTAGGAAATCGAAGAGGTTTTCTCCCTGGAATAAAAAATCGACAGATAATGACCTAGAACTTGTCAAGAAGTTCTACGGATATAGTACCGACAAGGCACAAGATGCATTGAAACTACTGAACAAGGGTCAACTTGAAGTCATCAAAGCGAAACTAAATGTTGGAGGAAAAAAATGACTGATGAGATCTCTTGGTCTCAGGATATGATGTTAGAAGTGACTTTGAAGGAACCTGATGACTTCCTAAAAGTCCGCGAGACCCTTACTCGTATCGGTGTAGCGTCTAGAAAAGACCACAAACTATATCAATCCTGTCACATATTACACAAAAAAGGCAAGTATTATATAGTACACTTTAAAGAACTGTTTGCGTTAGATGGGAAACCAGCAAACATCACTAAGAATGATGTTGAAAGACGTAACAGAATTGCTAAGTTACTATTTGATTGGGGGTTAGTAGACTTCCAAGCAGAAGATTTAACAGAGGTAGCACCATTGAATCAAATCAAGGTACTATCATACAAAGACAAGGCAGACTGGATCCTTGAATCCAAATACAACATAGGCAAAAAGAAAGTAGTAGCAGAATCATGAAAGCATTTGCAGCAAAACAAATTAAAAGGTTCTTCGAGACAGGAAACTGGGCATTGAAGTTAATCTATATCGTCGTAATTGCAGAACTAACCTTCGTTGGTGCTGCTCTTTCTGGTATTGCAGGACCACTTGATGAGAATGACAGTAACAATATCAAACATATACTGTCATTAGTTGCTACTAAATCATTTGCACTCTATGCTGCTGAAAAAGCAGGAGCAAAAGAAAAGTATCTAATCGAGAAGGCGAAAGTATGATCGGAAAAGAAACACCAGAGATCAAGTATGATCGAGCACTGACACTATTTGAAGAGTCAGTATTGGCACCAGACCACAAACTCAGGGGATGTGCACATAACCAAGGGTGTTTCGATGAGTTAATGGAGATCCGAGAACATGTGTTAAAGTATCTTAAAACATTAAGAGAAGTCACACACCATACACATGCTGATGAGAGCGATGAGATAGAGACACAAAAATTAGAAAATGTAAAAGCACTATCTAAATGGAGATAAAGTTTCACAAAACATTTGGACCAGGGAAAGAACCATGGTACGTCAAATATGAGAGGTGGGCAAGCAAACAACGCTTTCCTATCTCTTTTTTAGCACAGGCACTTATAGAGTGGTTGAAAGAGAAATGGATAGAAGGTAAGGTCGACATGGAAATGACAAGTGTTGACGCACAGGCAGAGGAATTATTGCAAAAATGGGAAGAAGATGCTAAGATAAAGGCAACAATTAAAACAACTCCATCAGAGGTCAAAGGACTCGATGACATGGAGATAAACTACAATGAGCGAAGTCCATTTTAAGAAGCATCGGGTGTTCAGAGAGACCCCAGATGTCATATTTTATGACATTTCTGTGGAAGAATCTAATGCATCTGACTTAGTGATACATGATGGTCCTGCTACATCACCACCTGATGATATGGTAGGTGCAAAACAGTTCTATATTCACAAATATCAGGACGATTACAACAGAGTTGTATCAGGAGAGAGACAGTTCGAGTTAGTAAACTTTGACTGGAAATATCCATATCACATAGTACACCTCAATCGTGCTAGTGGTGCCCTAATGATACCTAAAATGACCTATCATAGGTCTAAATCAGGTGAGTCAGGGTCTATTGTAATCAATCAGTCACAGAGGTATGAAGGATTTGATAGTGAGTCTGAATTTATACCTGTATCTTGTGCTTCTGTACCTAAATTATACAAGGTATTGATGCATGAGAAACCAGTGGTGCACACCCTGGGAGAATAGGTTGACTATATAAGGTAAGCATGTTAAAATTATTTGTTCACAAATATGCAAATGCACACATATCACATATATTGGAAAGATCGACCTATTTTTAAGAACTTAGAAGAGGATGACTTCTTTATGATATGGGAAAAGATCATGCACTCCTACAACGACGAGTTATCTTACGTTAGATTGAAAGGTAACGAGACAGCAGACCTTGAAACTTCACATTAATGTACTCTCAATCAACCAATCTTGAATCGGCATTTTACCTCTACGCTAAGAGAGTAGAAGCACTTCACGCAATGGTGATGGGGAAAAAATTAGGAGCAGAAGAGGCATACAAACACCTCAAAATAGAGCGAAAAGCACTAAAAAAGGTGTACAAAAAACATAAACGAACTGAATACGACAGACATTGAAATTCTTAGGATTAAGAATTGATGATCATGATTCCAACATTACATATACTGATGGTAAAACAGTAAAGTATTGTGCAACTGAGCGTCTTTTCGGCATTAAACACCATGGATACGACAACATTTGGCAGTGGTCAGATGTGCTAGATTCTTGGGGTGTAAAATTAAGTGACATAGATGCTATTGCTATGATCACAGACAAGATTTGTTTCGCAGAGAACGAAAATTATAGAGATTTAGACTTAGGACTGCCATGTCAGACGTATGCAGTCGACCACCACTGGGCACATGTGTTGAGCACATGGATGCTTGGTGACATACCCAAGGTAAACTATGTATTTGATGGGTTTGGGAACAACGATAGGTCACATTCACTGTATTTGAACGGTAAATTAAAGACATCACACAGCGTTAAGAAGACTGGTTCTATCGGTGTTGAAATGGCATATGTAGGTAAGACTTGTGGGTTCACATCAGACGAGTGGGGACTAGATTTAGCAGGAAAAGTGATGGGATTGCAGTCATATGGCATGAATGAACCCAACTACTATAACCTGATGGATCAGTATAGTATTGCAGAGATCAAACAAATCTGGAACTATGACTCATGGATCAGAAAATGGGATAATGAGTTCGATATTAACTGGTTACGCACTGTACATGAGATAACTGGTGACAAACTGGTAGAGTACATGACTCGCACTGGTGATGGACCTATAACATATACTGGTGGTGTAGCACAAAACTCTGTATTTAATCAAAAACTGCATGAATCAGGCATAGATGTACGAATTCCACCTCATGCTAACGATTGTGGACTATCACTAGGTGCAGTAGAATTTTTAAGACAGAAGTTCCATGAAGAACCCTTCGATACTACTGGGTTCCCCTTCTGGCAGGACGATGAAGCACCCGAAGAACCCACTGATAAGACCATTACAGAGGCAGCAGAGTCACTTGCACAGGGTAAAATTATTGGTTGGTACCAAGGACGTGGTGAGATAGGTCCA